AGAGTTCAACATTGAGAGTTTGCGTATCACAGATCCTGGTGAAGATTCACAGTCTGAGAACAGCGGATTTAGTGCGAAATCCAGCACACAAATAATGGAACAAATTAAAGCAAAATCTAATACTTTGTATAAAAACGAGCCATTAAATATACAAAATGAAACTAAAATTAGTGCCACAGTAGATTCTTCAAAATTAAAAAATATGCTATCAAATCTAAAAAATAAAACTACATGATTACTAATCAAAACTCAGAAGAAATAAAATTTGAAATTTATCTTACTTCTGAATATTATGAAAAGCCTCCTCATGCTCAAATTTTTTTAAACGAGTCATTGAAATTTTCAAACGAGATTACAGATAATAAAAAATTAATTACTTTTACCGAAAAATTAAATTTTGATAACAAGTATAGTTTAAGAATTATTAGATCAAATACCGATGAGAAAAATTATAACATAAATGGGAAAATTGTAAATCAATGTTTATATATAGATAAGATAGTGATCGACAACATTAATTGTGAATGGCTTTTATATGAAAATAGTTATGCAATAACTGATTTTCCAGAAAGCTATATAAAATATCAAGAGGAAACAGGTCAAACATATTCTAAAAAGGCCTATAATAGGACTTTGATTTTTAACACAGAATGGCATTTTAATTTTACAAGTCCTTTTTATATTTTTATAATGAAGTGCATGGGCGGAGGAATATATTAATGAAAAAATATAGCAGAGAAGATCTAACTGATAAACTTTATCCAATCGAGGATCCTTTTCTGACTGGGTTACCTAACACTTGGTATACTCAAACGCAAAAGTTCAGTGACACAGACTTGTTTACCAGGGCCGCTGATTATTGGTTTAAATCATCTAAATTAAACACGTTAAGAAATTGGGATCAATTTGGATGTGTAGATGTTATCATGGGTTGCACACATTACATTGAATCTATAATTTTAAAATATGGCTGGGACGGGTTCCAAATATTACCACAGGAGTATGGATATTATGGTTTAATGGGAAAAACTGGAACACCTTATAAGGATTTAAAACCAAACACTCCTTTAATTGTTTCATTGCCTAATTTTAGTTACGCAGATGTAAGACCAGAATGGGATGAACTTTTACTAATATGCGAAGAACGAAATATTGATATCCATATAGATTTTGCATGGTTGACTGTGGCAAACGGAGTTGATATTGATGTAGGGCATCCCAACATAAAATCTTTTGCTATGAGTTTGAGCAAATATTGTTGTCAATGGAATAGAATAGGTTTACGTTGGTCAAGACAAAGATCTATGGACAGTGTTACAATAATGACCAGGTACTACGGAGACGTTAACAGCGGATTGATAAGCTGTGGAAATTTTTTGATACATAGAATTCCAAGAGATTATGCGTGGACATACTATGGTAAAATGTACTCACAAATTTGTGAAGATCTAGATCTTATTCCAACAAAACTGATTAACGTTGTGAAAATTAAAGGACAAGATAAACCCATGGGCATAGGACAGCTTTTATCGTCTATGCATCATGCTAATCAAGCTTGACATGTTATCTGTATTTCAACCATGGGATCCTTTACGTATTTGTCTAGTAGGCAAAACGTATCCACCTCAATTTTACAACTTTATTGACAATTCAAATGTACGCGACATCCTTGAAACAATAGCATTAGACACCCAAGAAGATTTAGATTATTTGCAGCGAAAACTTGAATCGTTTCACGTTGATGTAATTAGACCAACAATACAAAATTCTTGCGAGTTTTATAAACGAGGTGACAGATATTTTCCACCACCATTAACTCCTAGAGATGATATATGTGTGATTGACAACAGAGTATTCATGCCGCGGCCCGATGATTTGTATCATTGGCGGTTATTGGAGCAAACAGACTGGAAACAGCAACCTCCCAGAACACACGATGATTGGAATAGTTTACCAAATCATATAAAGAGTAAATTTTCACAATTCATGAATATTAATCGAGTAGAAGATCTGTACTACAGAGACTATTCAGCTTTTTGTAATGTCGAAAAACTGGCAAACATGCATGGCAATGAGATCATATATGATCAAAAGATTGATAGTGCCATGATATGTAGAGTAGGAAAAGATTTAGTTTCGGGACTATGGCCAAATCAAAATCAAGAACAACTACTAGATAAATTGTCGAAACAGTTTAGCGATTATAGAGTGCATATAGTTGATACACAGGGTCATTTAGATGGTGTGTTTACTGTGTTGTGCGAGGGACTTATATTGGCTAACGAAGATTTAGAAGATAGTGTTTTTGAACAACACTTTCCCGGATGGAGAGTCATAAAAATTAAAAACAATAGTTCTAACTTATTTAGGCATTATGAAAAACTTAAAATTAAAAATCAAGGAAAATGGTTAGTCAAAGGCCAAGAAAACAATGATGAATTCATTGATTTTGTTGAAACTTACATTTCAAATTGGCTTGGTTTTGTAGAGGAAACAAGTGTAGGAGTGAATGTTTTAATGGTTGATCGTAACAATATGTTTTGTACAATTGAAGACCCGGAACTGTTTAAAATACTTGAATCCTATAAAATTACTGCACATGTGATTCCGTTTAGACACTATAATTTTTGGGACAGTGGGATACATTGTCTAACTGTAGATTTGCATAGGGACGGGCAGTGTCGCGATTTGTTCCTAGATGCGCAGACTTATCAATAGCTATAAATATATTATATTTGGAGTTAATTTTGCAGAAAAAAACTCGTAGTATTCTTGATGAATTAGCTACATTGCCTGTGTCAAAAGACAGAGACAATTTAGTTGAAAGCAGAGCGGCTCATGTTATACATGGGGCTATTAATCTCATTAATTATATTAAGGAAAATTACGACACAGAAGCAGCAGCCGAACTTGAGCGTAGACTTCTAAACAGTATTAGAGCACAGGATCCTGCCAAATTTGCTCGAGGTGTGCGGAGATTTAAAAATGAAAATTAATGAAATACTTCCTAATCAAGGGATTATAGGACAGACTTTAGGAGCTCAGGCACAAGATATTGGTAGTTTTTATGTGCATGATCGTCCGCAGTATAAAAAAACTCCAACTAAACAAACGACAGTGATTTCTCCGGCAGCCGAGCCGGCCTCACAAGAACCACTAGAAAAACCAGTGGAGCCTAAAAATTTAGAAAAAGAAAAAAAGCAAGAAAAACCAGCTGCTGGTAAACCTAAAGCAGATATAACACCGCAAAAAACAGTGACCACAAAATCAGGACAAAAAATATCAAAAGGTAGCGACGGGTTATGGCGAACACAAGATAATAAAATTATTGATATGCCCGAGTTGGTTAATGCATTAGAAAAACTTGCAGCAGCACCAGCTGGGCAAGCTGCAATGCAAACTACTCCAAAAACTCCGGCTGAAATTCCTTCTAGAAGAAAAAGAGCAAGAAATGTTACTTGAATTTATACAATACATTGAAGAGGCTATAACCGGAAGAACTCCGCACCCCGAAGATGCTATTTTCTTAGGCAGTTCTGCAGTTGCTCAACAAATAAAAGGTTTAAAAGCTGTTATTGCTAATCCAACCAATTTGACCATCAAATGGGACGGGTACCCAGCTTTGATTTTTGGACGCTTGTCAAACGGTAAACTAGGGATGGCTGACAAGTACATGTTTGATAGAGGTGTATTAGTAACTAGCCCACAAGAATGGCAAGAATATGATGAACAAAAAGCCACAGGAAATCTGAGAGGAAGCCTGTATGATGCAGCAGCAAAATTATGGCCTGGGCTTGATGCGGCCACTGTTGCTCCTGGATTTTATTGGGCAGATTTAATGTACGCAGGCAAGCTTATACCTAATCAAGGTGTATATTCCTTTAAACCAAACTTGGTAGAATATCAAGTTGACGTAAATACACCTTTGGGAAAAGTCATTGGGAATAGTGTAGGTGGTGTGGTAGTCCATCAATATTTCAAAAATATTGGTGATACTCCGGTACAATGGAATGGCCAAGGATTACAAAATGTTGCAGGAGGAGTTGCAATAATAAGCCCTACGGCTAACAATAAGTTTAGTCTTAAAACTCCAGTTCAACAAGAAAAAGCTGCTGAAGCAGCATTGTCCAAATACGGTGCTGTAGTAGATGAACTTTTAGCTCCTTTGCCACAAACAACCAGAGACAAAATCAAAACCTACTTTAACAAAAAAATAACAAACCAAACTAATCAAGATTTACACACATGGTTAGAAACACAAATTAGTGCTAAACAATACAACTATCTTGTTGGCCCAAATTTTGAAGGGGTTTTATTTGTCAAAGATAAAAATGGTGAGATTGCAGAAAGTCCGGGATATACTGGACTCAAAACCATTTTCAATACTATGTATGCCTATAAACAAAATTTAGCGGCGCAATTAGCCTCACAAGTTAAAGGTATTAAAGAACTAGTAAACGGACAACCAGCTGGCGAAGGTTTTATATATCCAACTCCACAAGGTTTGGTAAAAATTGTGGATCGACAAGTGTTTAGTGCAGCTAATTTCGCAAAAATGGGCTAGTTGGTATAAATATTAACATGCGATAACACGCAAATAATTAAGGAGAAACAAAAATGGCAATCGGAGTAACTAAAGTAAACGGCGATACAGGTGGCGTAAACAACGTCGATGGTGGTCGCATCCTAACAAACGCAGCAATTATCAGCACTGGTGTTGTTGGTCCAGTTAATGCATACAACTTTCAATTTGTTGCTGGTAATCTAGCAGCAGAACTAAGCCGCGGTACCAACGGTACAGCTGGTGCAGTTGAAACACTATTAACCGCAATTTCTGCTAATGCAAGTATTTTAGCATACCAAGTTGACGTTGGTGCAACAGCAGCTAACACACAACTCAGCGTTGTTACCGAGCGCAGTTCGTGGACCAGCGCAGCGGCAATGCAAGTTGCATTACGTGCTACCCTAGCAGCAAACATTGGTGCAAACGGCCCAATCACAACAACCACTATGGATGTTCGTAACGTTGGTATCAAACTAGCAGCTAGCTAATTTGAACTTTGTTCTTATAAAAAAGCAGACTTCGGTCTGCTTTTTTTATAACCGCCATAAATATTAACATGCGGTAACGCAAATAATTTAGGAGAAATAAAATGGCAATTGGTATTGATCGTAGTGCTGGTTATAAGTATGCCGGCTCAACTGGTGTGTTAAATGGTGTTGCATCAACCAGTCCACTTAATCAAGAAGTGGGACAAAGTGTTGCACTGTATCTCGTAGATGCAGGATTAGATTTAAGTGGTGAAGATGATGCATCAAACGAAGCATTTGAGGCAATTGTTCAAGCAATGCCTGCAGTGTTAGCATATTATGCACACGCTACATCTGGAGCTATCAGTTTTATTTGTGATGGTGTAAATGCTCCTTCGGCATCATCATTGCAGACTGCAATACAAGCTATTGGAACCAAAAAAGGCTCAGTAAACCTAGGTAGTACAACGGTAACTGCTGGTACAAGTTTCGTAGTGGCCTAATTAGAAACACTCTAATAAAAAGCAGACTTCGGTCTGCTTTTTTTATGCATATAAATATCTTTATGTATTTTTATTCTTGTGCAACTTTAGTAGACATTACTGCAACCGGAGTGATAAGACACACTGCCGAGAACGAACTTCAACGCAATCAACAGCGTAATTGGGAAACAGTTTTGCAATGTATAGGCCTAAGAGCTCAGCCTCAATTGATCGACGGGCCATACATCAAAGAGTATGAAATAGATGAAACCGCAGTTTTCGGGGACATATTTTTCCACACGAAACAACGTGTTTGGATTTTTTCGTTTGGTGTTGAATCTCCTGATGTATTTTTATACGGCAATGACCCTGTGGGCCAACTGGATAAGGACTTTGCTCAAGTTCCAATTATATGCGGGCTAGAAGAAACAGCTAGATTTATGCTGCCAATATTTTACCCTTATGGGTCAATCAAAAACATATGCTTTATAGCAGGTCGTTTAAATCTATAAATAGTTATTGATTCACTGGCACAAATAGGCTTTTCTTATGGCACATTACACAGGCAACAACACAGAACCCTTTTTCTCTTTTGAAAGAACAACAAAAAAATGGCCATTAGCGAAAGAACAAACCTTGAGGCACACGTGGACTTATGTGCTGAAAGGTACCGTGCGTTGGAACAGAAATTAGATAATCTGGAAGAACGTATGGACAAATTAGAAGAACATATAATTGTCATACGCACTACTCTTATGGCAAGTCAGGCTACACAATCTGCGAGCAAAGACAGTTCAGCAACTGAAAAAGCTCAAGGAACGATCATTACAATAGGCACTGCTTTTGGGGTAGCACTATTGACTGGGCTTATTACAACAATAGTTCATTTTATAATGAAATAAAAATGAAAATAGTAGAACTGTTAAATAAAATTAATGTACCTATAACAAATGAAGAATCTGATGTGCTAGGTAAGTTTTATAATAATAATGTAGTTCGTAAAAAAGAACTATCTATTAGAGAGCAAGTGATAGCAAATAATTTGGTAAACAAAGATATACTGAAAAGAAAAAAACATGAAGGACAAATCATCTACCAAAAAGCAATACTTTGAAGCAGAAAGAGTTTTTGTGCATTATGGAACAAAATATCTTATAAATTGGACACAAAAAGAACTTGTAAGATACAGAGAAGAGCCCGTAGTTATCCCCAATGGTAATTACGGGTTTTTAGTTGGTAAATTTAAAGTAACAGGCTTAAACAAACATAGTTGGAAAGTAGAACAGCTTGATGGAAAGCATATTAATACTTTTACATCAAAACAAAATGCTTTACTGTTTTGTTTATTAGAAGTGTCAAAAAAATATTCTGCAGCAAATGAGCTGTTGTTATTAGATATAAAATTGGGCAATTTAGAAAATGATATGTATAATTACAAGCACATAATATCTCATTCAAAAGATAAATTTAAATCAAATACAGTTTTACATCGCTTGTTGGACGCTAAAAGCCAATTTAGAACTTACACTATGTTTTTGAAAAAAACTTTAAATTCGGCTAAATACATGAACTTTGGGAATTACACACTATGAGATTAACTGAAATGGGCATTAAGCCTTCCGCAAAAAAAATTAATAAAGTAATGGAGAGTAGATTTGGAGTCAAAATTGACTACGATAATCTCAGTTTTCCAAAAGCTTTTAAATTGGCCACTGGGCTGACAGAAAGTCTTAATCAGATTAAACACAGTCACGGTGTACATGTAGCAGAAAAAAATCCAAAATATATGGAACTTTTAATGGTTCGCGAAGGCTTACATCGTTGGATGGTAGAAAACAAAGACCAACTTGTTACAGAAAGCGAAATGGGCAAAAGCCAGGCTATTCTTGCAGCTAAAGACATGGTTGACAGTATACAAGACATGCTTGAAGAAGTTAGCAAAATGCAAAACGAACAGATGCCTGCACTGTTAGACACTATCCGTGATCAAATTGGCATGGAACAAGCAGATTCATTTAAAAATAGTATTGGTACGCTTTTGGCAAGTATGGTTGACCAACTAAGCACCGCACGTGAACAGGCAGATCAAGCAGCTCGTGCTTTAGCTGGCGAACAATTACCTCAACCAATGGGAATGGTAGGAACCGGCCCTGTCGGAACTTCTCCAGACTTAGGAATGGCACCTCCAGCTGGAGAAATGGGCACTGATGACTTCGCAGCCTCTGATGCTGCGGCAGGCGGCGTTGAAGCTGTGGGTAGAGAGAAACGTTAATGCTTAT